ATATGATAGAAACAAAAAACAACATTAGAACAGGAGAAGAATGCCAAGAGAAGATTATAAATGGCATTTCACAAGTTTCAGAAATCATCAGACAGTCTTATGGTCCTAAAGGTGGCAATGTGTTGGTTGAATCACAAGATTGGCCCGGCCACATGGTGTGCAATGATGCCCAGTCTATCATACAAGCAATCCATATTGAAGACCCAGTTGAGCGAAGAGGTTTGAATTTGATAAAAGAATTGAGTGATAAAGCGTCCAAAGATTCAGGAGAGGGCAGGAAAACAACAGTCATCATGGCAGAAGAGTTGTTGAAAGGTGGATTTGACGCCAAAATAAAGGGTATGAAATTGAAAGAAGAGTTGGATGTTATGTTGCCAGAAGTTTTAAAAAGCATTGACAGCCAGGCACAAAAAGTGGAATTGTCAGACATCGGCAAAGTTGCAGAGACATCGGCAAGGGATAGGGACACAGGCGCCTGGATTCAAAAAATTTACAATGAGATCGGCAGGGATGGAGTCATTCATGTTGAAGGTTCAGGAACATTTGAAACAAGGTATGAAGTAACAGACGGTGTCCGTTTTGAGGGGGCTGGATTGCTGTCGCCCTACATGGTGTTTGGGGATGCTAACAAAGCAATTTATGAAAACCCAATCATTCTAGTCACCAAAAAGAAAATTGAAAAAGATAAAGACATTGAAGGTTTGGTCAATAAAGCAGTCAAAGAAGCAAGACCATTGGTCATTTTTACAGACGATTTTGACCAGAATGTGGCAACAAGGGTTATTGCAACACATCGAGCGGGGGTTGCCAAGATTTTAATAATAAGAGCGCCAATTTTATACAAACAAGCGATTTTTGAAGATTTTGCAAGGTGTGTGGGTGCGACGATTGTGGACACAGGGATTGTTTGGGACAAGTTGCCTTTGGATTTTTTGGGGACTTGCGGCAAACTCATTTGTGACAAAGAAGATACAGTGTTGATGGGCATTCAAGACATTGAACCCCACAAAGAACAATTGAGGAAAGAGGGCAGCGATGATTCATTGTTGAGGGTTTATCGATTGAACACCAAAACAGCGATCTTGAAAATGGGTGCAGGGAGCGAATCAGAGCTTTCTTACAAGCGGCTAAAAGCGATGGATGCTTGTAATGCAGCACGTCTTGCCCTCGACCCTTTGGGTGGCGTTGTTGAAGGTGCAGGAAAATCATTGGTAAAAGCAAGTGATGTTTTGCCAGAAAGCATTGCAGGTGACATTTTTAGGAAAGCATTGAACGCGCCTTATGAACAGTTGTTGGTTAATGAAGGAGGTGAGTTGGACACAGAAGGGGTTTATGATTCGGCTTTAGTGGTTAAGAACGCAGTTAAGAATGCTGTTTCCTTAGCGGGCATCGTCTTAACAACACAAGGAGATATAAGATTGCCTGAGTTGTCAGCAGAGGATAAGCAGCTTCAAATTTTGAGTTTACAGCAGCGTAAAGTAAATTTTTAAAATGATAGACAGAAGAATAATTTTAGATGTTAGAAAGTTTGAACTTGTGGGGAATGATGGGTGGTTCTCGATGGTTAGAATGAAGAACATCGTCGATAATTACACAAATTTGATGCGAAATAAATGTTTGTTTCAAATTGCTTATTTGTTGATGACTGAAAAGCAGTTTAAAAAATACGTTGAGAAATTGGAAGATTGTTCAAAAAGTTTCGGCATTTATGGGGGGTTTACGCCAGTGAAGATATATTATCAAGGGTTAGAGTGTTTAACCAAGAAAAAATTAAAACAACTCGAAGCAACATGATTTTTCAACACAAATGTCAAGGTTGTGGTAAAAAGAAATGGTTTGTCAAAATAAGGTCAATCACGCTTCCGCAAATTGGCGTGTTATTGACAAGCAAATTAAAATTTTGCAGGTCGTGTGCGAAAGAGGTAAAAAAATTAATATTTAAAATAAACTAAAATGAAAGAGGATGAGTTAGAGGAAAAATTTACTGAAGCACATAAAAAGCACAAAGAAAAAAAGAAAAATGCCCCTAAAGATAAGGCGTTGAGAAAAATTCAAGAAAAAGAAGAGTCCATTAAAAATATACGTAAAAGTATGAATTTGAAGGATGCTTTTATTAAAATAAAATAATATGGAAATCAAAACAAAATATAAAAATAAGGTAATTAATAAATGGATCGTTTAACAGAAAAACAGAAGAGTTTTGTGAAAGATGTGGTGAATGGGAAGCTCCCCACAGACGCAGTGAAGGATAATTATGATGTTACAACACAAAGTTCAGCAACCACAATAGCGAGCAGGTTGATGGACAATCCAAAAGTTGACCAAGAGTTGACTAAAATGAAAGAAAAGCTGTCAGAAAAATTAGAATTAAAAGGAATAAATGCAGAGAAGATTGCTGAAAAGATTGGCGTATTGTTGGAAGCCAAAGATAAAAAAGGCAAGCACGATTATGGGGCAATCGATAAAGGAATTACGCATGCAGTCAAGATCCGTGGTGATTATGAGGCAGAGAAGCATGAAGTGATTATTAAAACAGCATTAGTTAGATTTTTAAATGGAAAAGGAACAGGTACTAGTGGATCTGCCGGAGGAATACAGGAGACTGTTTGACGATGATTGGCGTGAAGCCGCTGTTTGGGGCGGTCGTTATTCTTTAAAGAGCCATTCAGTAGCGAGGTATCTGTTATTAAGGGCAAGAGAAGAGAAAACGAGAGTTGCATGTTTCAGAGAATTCCAAAGTTCAATCGCTGAATCTTCGCATCAACTGCTGTCTGATTTAATAAAACAATACGAGTTTGTAGATTTCAAAGTAACCGACAATTCAATAATAAATACAGCAAACGGTTCAGATTTTTTGTTCAAAGGTTTGTATAACAACGAGCAAACTATAAAATCAATCGAAGGTATCGATATCGCTTGGGTAGAAGAAGCCCAGACAGTGAGTAAAGAGAGTTTAGAAGTTTTAACACCAACAGTCAGGAAACCAGGGTCAAAAATCATTTATACATACAACAGGCTTTTAGAGAACGACCCCGTGCACCAAAGGCTGGTGGTTGAAGGAAGACCAGACACGATAAAAATCAATGTCAATTACGACATAGCAGAAAAATACGGTTGGTTGCCAGATGTGATTAAAAAAGAGATTGAAGACGACAAAAAGTACAGGTTCACGCTTTACAAGCAGAAATGGTTAGGAGAGCCGTACATAAGCCCGAATGATTTGGTAAGTGAGGCATCATTGGCTAAATGTTTAACAGCAACACCAAATTCACAGCAGGGCAGAGTTATCATCGGCGTTGACACAGGGCACAACATTCACTACACGATGATGAACAAAGAGGGAGTGTTCTATCACGGTTACTGTCCGAGTGTAGATGAAATGGGCGGAAAAGTTGGTTATGACCCATATCAAGAGTTGGAGAGACGATTGGTTGAGTATCCAAGATCGATCATGGTAGCAGATCAGGGCGGTGATTTAATAGGAATAAGGAAGTTGCAAGCAAAATTTGTTGGGCGAGTCTTCCTGTGTTGGTTTGTTAAAGAAACAAAGTCACAAACACTGATAAAGTGGGGACAAGATGAAGAGCAGGGCAAAGTGATGGTAGACAGAAACCGCGTAGTGCAGATGGCAGTTGATGAAATCAAAGAACAAAGAATGACTTTTAATGGAACGAAGGAGGATTGGGCACCGTTCTTTGCCCATGCGATGAATATTTATCGAGTTAAAGAGATTCAAGGACAAGACGAGAATGACCCGCAGTACGGTTGGCGGTGGGTGTGGAAGCGGAAAGGCCCAGACCATTTCTGGTTTTCATTCATCTACGCTTTAATAGGCTTTGACCGTTTTCAGGACGATTTGGTGCAAATTGTCAGCAAGCAGAACTTTTTGTCAGGAGTGCCAACAGGTTATCAAGAAGAAGGTTTAAATAAAATTAACGCCGCTATCATCAGGAAGGAACAAAGTTTCCGAGCCGGTGGGGGCGAGCAAGCGGACATTTAAATGTCAGATACAACAGACCCATTTACACAGAATATCGAAGGTGTCGCGAACTTAATAGGGAGTGACATTAACAAGCAGCCAACACCCACAGAAGAAGAAGTCGGTGAACCGACAGACGCGCTTGAGTTGAAGATGTCAGACCAAGAACTTCTTGATTTGTCCAAGGTTTGGAAACAAAAGCACGACGGTTATTATAAAAACATAGAATCAAGGACCAAGGCCAATTCCAGGTATTATTCAGGCAATGAGATTGCGACAGGTGTAGGGACAAGAAAAGGTGTAGCAAGCAATTTGATATTTGAGGCAAAAGAGACTTTTATCCCCGAGGCATTGGCCAAGAATCCAGAGCCAGTCGTCTGGTCAGATAACACCACAGAAGGTCAAGAAGAGAGTTCACAAATTAAAGCAATGCTTCAGTATAAGGCAGACACAATGGGACTGAGAAAAAAATTGGCTGTTACTTTAAGAAAATGGGACATTTATTTTATCGGAATTTTAAAGCACGGCTGGGACGCGAAAGGTAAAGATTTTGAAACTTCATGCAGACGCCCGCAAGATTTCATTTACGACCCCGATGCCTATATCGATGAAGTGGGAAGGTATATTGGTGAGTTTTTGGGAGAACGGATTCCATGTACAGCCAAGAAAATGATTGAAAAGTTCCCCAAACAAGAAGAGTATATTTTTTTAAAGGTAGACGGTAAACTAGGTACTAAAATTACTTATACTGAGTGGTGGACTGATGAGTATTGTTTTTACACATTCGAGGATATCGTTTTAGATAAGCACAAAAACGAATTTTTCAATTATCCAGACGAGGAAAAGAACACACCAGAACAGCAAGCTGATTATGGATTGGAGGCAGTGACAGTCACTCCAGGTAAGAATCACTTTTCACAACCGATAATGCCCTATTCATTCCTTTCAGTCTTTTCATTGCAAGAACAACCGCATGACATCACAAGTTTGACCGAACAATCAATTCCGAATCAAGACAGGATTGTGGAGCGGGATTTACAAATAACCAAAAATTTACGTACAGGCAACAACTCCCTTGTGCTTTCAATGTTAGCAGGTTGGAATTCAGAAAACGCCAGACAGGGCGCGCAAGCGATTGAGGACGGAGATCCAATTTTAGCCCCACAAGATTGTTCAGACAAAAGTATACGGAGGTTGCCAGCCTCGCCACTCCCAAATGGCATTATGCAAGCCCAGGAGGTTGATAAACAAGCATTAAGATCTATTTATGGGACTCAAGGGTTAACCGCGAGTAAGCAAACAGCCCAAACCACGGCGAGGGGTGAAATCTTAAACAACGACAGGGATTCTTCAAGGATCGGCGGTGGTATCGGCGAGGCGATCGAACAGTTGGCAGACAATGTTTTTAATTGGTGGTTGCAGATGATGTATGTGTTTTACGATAAACCGCACTATGCAGCAGTCATCGGTTCGGATAAGGCGGTAGAGTACACACAATTGGTCAATTCAAACATTAACAGGCAGTTTGTTGTGTCAGTCGCCCCGAATTCAATGGCACCGAAAGATGAAATATCAGAGCAGAATCAGGCGGTTTCCCTTTTTGAAGCGAAAGCGTTAGACCCGCTTACTTTGTTTAAAAAATTAAATTTTCCAGACCCACAAGAAGCCGCCCAGATGTTGATGCTTTATTTGACAAACCCGCAGCAGTATGCCGCACAATTGGGCGTTCCAGCACAACAAGCGCCGCCGACTGCAGGCGGGGCGGAGATTCCACCACAAGGGCAACCGAATGACACGGGTTTGGCAGAACCGAGCCCAGCCGAGAACGTTTTAAGCCAAGTACCGATTAATACAAAACCCAAATGACCAAAGAAAAATCATTGATTAAAATGTCAAAGGCACAAGCAGTGGGAGAACACAAGCGGCTTGTTGAAGTTCTTAAAACGGGTAAAGGTTTAAAAACCGAGTATAAAAAGCAGAATAAAGAGTTACACGAGTATGAAAAAAAATAAAGAAAATTCATTGAACAAAGCCAAAAATATGTTTCATGCAAGACGTGGGCAGGGTAAGGGTTGGAATAAGATGAAAGATGAGGCAGATGTTTGGTCGGGTAAAATGAAAAAAGAAGATTATTATAAAAAATATAACATAAAATAATATGCCATTTCTTAGTAAAAGCCAAGAGAGAGCCGCATTCGGTGGCTATCTCGGTCCAAAAATGAAGGCTCATGCCAAAGAGTGGGCATCAAAAACAGACCAAAGTAAATTACCAGAGAAAAAAGGTCGTTCAAAGGAAAAAGCATTAAATAAAGCAAAATAAAATGGAAAACGAAGGAATTAAAACGCCAGAGGCTCCGGTAGAAGCTCCGGTGGAAACACCAGAAGCTCCTGTTGAGGAACCAAAAGCTGAATAACATGGCGCATCAATGTGAAGAGTGTGGCGAACACCACGAATCGCATGCAGAAAGAATGGAGCATGAGAAAAAGCATAAGAAAGGATATGGCAAGACAAGGACGGAGCATGCTCGAAACAAAGTAGAAGGCATCAAGAAGGCAATGGAAAGGGCAAAAAAATAAAAACAAACCACTTCTCTCTCGGTCATCAGTGGTTAAAGAGATGACCAGCGTAAATCTTATACCATTAAATAGGCTTTTCTCGTTTTGAGCCTGAATCAAACCCGCAACATGTTTATGGCAGAAGAAACAAAAGTTGATGAATTTCTTGGAGATTTAACCCGCGAGGATGCAGATCCTTTAAAGCAAAAGCTTGAAGAAGTTTTTCCTACAACTGAAAAAAAGGAAGAGGGGGAGATCGAGGAAGAAGTGAAGGAGAAACCTTTGCCATTCCATCGTGACCCAAAACTTCAGAAATACATTGAGAAAGAAATTTCAAAGCGTATGGCTGAATTTGAACCAGAAGAGAAAGAAAGCCCAGAAACCGATGAAAAGTTAAAAACGTTTGCAGAAAAATTGATTGGTAACGACACTCCAGAAAAAATTGCGGCAGCCAAAGAGTTTGTTGAGATTTTAAAGGAGCGTGAAGAGCGGGGCGCTGATTTGGCAGAACAAAGGCTATCGGCTCGTGAGAGTCGTGAAGCCCAAGAAGAAGCCGAAGCCGACAATGAACTAATTGAGGGATTCGAGACAATCGAGGAATCATTTGGTGTCGATATAACATCTGATTCCCCACAATCAAGGAAACTCCGCGGCGAATTCATTGAATTTATCCGTAAAGTAGCTCCAAAGAATGATGAGGGCGAAGTGATGGAATTCCCTGATTTAGAGCAAACATTTGATGCTTTTCAAAGCACGAGACAAATCAATAAAACAACCAATCGTGCCAAAGAGTTGGCCGCCAGAGGGACAGAACGTGGCGGGTCAGCGGCAACGGCGCCATCGGGTGAAGACAAGTCTTGGGCGGCAGTAGATAGAGCTTTCGACAAACTCGCTGGTTAATATAATTAATCAGAATTTACAAACATGGCAGATCCAAATAGTCCCAATGTAAACATTCAAACCACGACTAACCAGTATCTAACTCCGGCGTAAACGAAAACCTGCGCCGAATAAAAGGGTTTAACTCGGGGGAAACCTCAATAAAAATTGAGACAATCCCGAACCAGCAGAGATGATTGCTAAAAGTACGTTGAAAATGTTATAATTGAAATATGGTAACACAAGAAACACGAATGAAGATTAGTAAATCTTTAATGGGACACAAACTGTCCGAAGCGACTTTAGCTAAGATTTGTGGCAGGAAACATACAGATGAAGAGAAAAGAAAGATAAGCGAAAGAATGAAAGGGAAACCAGCCCACAATAAGGGCAAGCCGATGTCTCAAGAACAGAAAGACAAAGTAAGTAAGGCATTGACAGGCAAAAAACTTAGTGTTACAACTCGTAAGAAATTGTCAGACTCTCAAAAAGGGAGAATCTTCACCCAAGAAGACAGAGAAAAGAATCGGCAAGGGCAGTACAGAAGATTCGAGAGAGAAATCCCAGGGTACAGGTATGAAGATGATGGCAGGAGGATAAGAAGGAAAGCTAGACTTTTACAGAACGGAGGGTTTCATTCTCAAGGAGAGTGGGAGAGGTTAAAAGCTCAATATAACTGGACTTGTCCATGTTGTAAAAAGCAAGAACCCACAATCCATCTTACAAGAGACCATATAATTTCAATTTCCAATGGTGGTTCAAATAATATAGAGAACATTCAACCATTGTGTAAACCTTGTAATTCAAGGAAGCATTCTCAAACAATAAAATTTTAGGCATCTCGGGCGTGCGTAACGGTCAGCGGTGAATAAATATAATCCGCATTAAGAACCCTCACCGAAAGGTGATGATATGACCTGACCAGTATGGCGACATACTGAAGTGGGGAATAGAAATCCCACGATAACACTACAGGGGTAGATCAAGTTTTGAGGGACAACTTCTTCTTCGGTGAAGTTTTATCAAAAACCGAAAAATGGGATGGCAGTCAAATGCTGTTTCCTATTAAGTATCAGAAAGGGATTGCTTCAGTTGCGTTCAATGGTTTTGACCAATTGCCAACTTCACAGCAACCGAACACAGTTAACATGACATTCTTCCCAACATTCGTAGCTACGAACGTAGCTCTTGCTGGTTCAGATTTGTCTATTAACAAGACGCCTTCTCAAAAGTTAAATCTTTTGAAGACAAGGATGAAAGACCGAGCTCAAGATGGAGCCGACGACATTGGAAACTTCTTCCAAGGTGATGCGACATCATTCGGAGGTAAAGCCCCTAATGGATTGGCAAACATCGTCGATGATGGAACAGTAGCTTCAACTATCGGAGGACTTTCAAGAGCAACCTACGCTGGTTTGAACGCTACAGTTACAGCATCAGGAGGTACGATCTCTCTTTTAAAAGTGAGGACATTAGCCAACGCCATTACCGATGGTAATGTTGAGCCAGATCTATCCTTAACCGACTATACCACATGGGCATATTTCGAGAAATTGTTAATGCCTTTCCAAAGGAACACTTATACCAATTTTAATGACATGAAAGCTGGAACTGGATATAAGGGAGGCGTTGGATTGGTTTGGGACGGATTGGAGATTCATCGTGATAAAAAGATTACTACGGGAACTTTCTACCTATTAAACACCGAGTATTTGAAATACTACGGATTGAATTGGTATGAAGGAGAACCGGTATCTTTGACAGATAAAAATATCAAAGGCAACATCTATTCATCTGTTAACCAAGCATCAGCAAGCAAAGCTTTCACTTGGACTAACTGGATTCGCGCTTACAACATGGGAGCTATCAATGGTTTCATGATTATGGGCGGACAGTTGGTTTGCACAAACCCATTCAGGAATGCAAAATTAACAGGAATTTCAGGAACATAATATTAACTCTTGACCTCGCTTGACGAGAGAGAGAAAAACAAAATTATGACACAATATTTAAACGAATACGTTCCAGGATTAAGATTTGGGGCTAAAATCCTCTCATCTGAAGTCCTCGGAGCAGGAATAGACGACTTCGCGAATATTTGGTATGTTGATGGAGACAACGGTTCAAATTCCAATGTAGGGAATACACCATCCACAGCATTCAAGACTATTCAAGCGGCAGTCTCAGCAGCAAGCACTGATGATATAGTTTTCATCAGGCAAAGAGACATGGCAGTTGGTGCGACAGATCCAGTTTCTTATGCAGAATCAGTGACAATTCCAGCAACGGCTGATCGATTGAAATTGATTGGTTATTCTACTGGAAGGGTTCAACAAGGAGTTCCTCAAATTAAACCCGCAGGAACAACACACGTCTATTGTTTAACTGTTAATTCTCCTGGTTGCTTAATCGCAAACTTGGGATTCAATGGTAATTCAACAGCGGGAGCGCCATTAAACGGTGCTATTCTTTTGAACAGCAATGGAGCAACGGGTACAATATCAGCAGCAGGAACGACAATCCAAAATTGTCATTTCAAGAATTGTGCAGGAACAACCGTTACAGATGCAACAACTGGGGGTGCGATTGACTGGACAGCAAATGGGGATTGCTGGCAGGTTCTTATTAAGAACAACAGATTCTATAAGAATGTTTGTGATATCTGCTTGTTGGGCACTTCAAATTCAGTTCCACAAGATGTTGTTATTCAAGAGAACATTTTCTCTGGTCCAACAGCATCAGTAGACTGTAACCTTTACTTAGCAGGAGGTTCTGGTATGAATGGAGTAATTGTAGATAACAATAACTTCGGTCCGATCGGAACACTTGGTTCAGGAACAGTTTTGAGACTTATCAGTGCCACAGGTTGTATCGGCATGTTTTCAAGGAATATGTGCCAGACAACTGGTAAAACCTACGGAGCAGCAGGTTCTGGTGGATTAGTGCCAACAACAATGATGATTGCTGGTAATTATCAAGATAACGCCTTGATAGCAAGAACATAATTATTATTAAACAATAAACTAAAATGAGTTTACTAACAGGATTCAAATCAGCTCCATTCGACCTTTTCGCCAACCCTAAGCAGGGGGCAGCGACAGCTGGTGATGCTACTTGCAGCGATGCATTCGCAACATTGGTGGGTTCAAGATGGACAACAGGAGATGGCAGGGATTTCGTGCTAGTCCAGAATGGTGGTACAGCTTTGGTTGCTGGTCAATTGATTCAGTCACCAACCAATATTGCCAACATGACAGCACTTTCTCCAGCTACCACAGGTACGACAGGATATGTCGCATCAGCACCTATCGTGGGTGCAATCGGAACAAAAGTTATCCAACTGGCAACAGGAGGCACAACAGCAGTGTTGGCTAATCAGTTCGCTGGTGGATATCTTTCTATCGTTACTGGATTGGGCATTGGAACAACTTTAAAAATCGCTTCCAATACTGCAGCAGCCATTAGCTCTGCATTCACAGTAACATGCGAAGACCCATTCACAGTTTTGACAGACACTACTTCAAGATTCACTTTACAAATTAATCCTTGCGGTACAAAAACCGGAACAGATTATACCACAGGTGGAGTAGTCATTCAAGTAGCCTCTGGCTCGACCCAAACAGGAGTACCGATTGGAGTAGCAAATTATCCAATTGTGGCTTCAACAGCGACAGTCCCTTCTTATGGATTTATCCAAACAAGAGGATTGTGTGCAGTATTAGGTACAGATACTTCAGCAATTGGAACATTGCAAGGTATCTCGACAACAGCAGGACAAGTAATAGCATATACAGTTGGTTCAAAGCTCTCTCCAGTAGGAGTAGCAGCAGCGATAACAACTTCAGGTTATGCCAACTTGATAAATTTACAGTTGTAATTGTTCTTCCCCTCAGTCCCCTTGTGAGGGATTGAGATGGGAGAGGGTCACTCCCTGAAGCAATTATTAACAAGGTCACACAGAACCTGAATCTGTGAATAAAAGCATGACAGAGTTAAATGCAGAGGATAAAGGATACTTAAATGGAGTATTCTACTTCTCTAATAATGACAAGGAAGATTTTGTGGTTCTTTGGAACAACAAAGAATACACCTTCCCTGCCAAAACGTGTTCACCGATGATTATCATGGGTGAAACGCCAGAGAATGTCCAAGAAATACGCAAGAAATTCGCGTACAAATGGGCAGAAAAGATGTGGTACAAAGGTGCCGAGTATAAGAAGATGGCCAAGATGGGTAATGGTCTTCCTCCAATAAGGGATGACAAAACTCTCGAACCATTGGTAGATATGTGTTTGAATCCATTGCCAATTGAGAAAGCCAAAGTGGTAGAGAAAGCAAGGGTCAAGCCCAATTTGAAGGGTTCAAAGGCGGTCAAGGAGAACGATGATTTAAACGCCACGTTCAAAGAAGAGAACGAGATTTTATTAAGTAAAAATGCAAGTTAATCTGTGCGGCTACTCTCAAAAACTCAAATCGCTGTAGACACTTCCCTCGCTAAAAAGAAACTAATAGACGAGGGTTTGTCTGTGGCGAGAAAGATTGATAAAATGCGTGAAGAGATGTTGAATCTTCAAAAACAGCAGCGAGAGTTTATTGAGGGGACAAAATCGGCGATAGAAAAAGAAACGAAAGGTGTGAGTGAAGCGTTGGAACATTTGAAAACAGAAGTGTCAATGCTTGTGGCAGAGCGAGAAAAATTGAAAGAACCTTTAGACAAAGAATGGACACAATTAAAAGAAGTCCAAAAGAAGCTCTCGGAAGACCAGGGAATATTCAAACAACACCAGCAGGATTTGAGTGCAACGAAGATACTTTCAGACGCACGGGAGGTGGCATTGGATGGCAAGGATAAACGCCTAAATCTAACCCAAGCAGAATTTGAGAGGATTTTACAAGAAGCGAAAGATGAGAAATTGCATGCTGACAGTATCCTGTCGGCGGCTCGTGGCAAGCAGGAGGTCATGGACAAGATGATAGAATCAAGATTGGATGAAGTTATTGTTCGTGAGAACACAGTAGAGTTTAATCGTCAAGGATTAGAACAAATAACAAAAAATCAAGAGGACAAAGAGAAAGAGTTGGTAGACAGAGAACGAGCCGTAACGGATAAATATAATCAATTATTAAAAACACAAAGTCAGATAAAATAAATGGCAAATCGTTATTGGAACCCATCAGCAGACGCAAGTTGGGCAGACGCTA